AACCACCGCTCGATTTCTTGAATTATGTTTCTGTGAACTTGGCGAAGAGCGCTTTGTTGCCGATGGTCGAGATGGTTGTGACAGCATCGCCCGTGAACTCGGCGTTTGCGTACCATCCGTTGAAGGTGTTGCCGGCTTTCGTGGCATCTTCCAATGTGATCGGCAAATCGGTGATGTCAAACGTGGCAGGGTTCGCAACGTTGTTTGTTCCACCGTTCAGTGTGTAGGTGACAGTGTATTCCACGGCCTCCCACTGCGCGTATATCACATCGTCATTGTCCACAACATCGGTTTCGCCAACCGCGCCTGTGCCGTTTTCAGCATAGGCCCAACCGGTCAAAGTATAGCCGCTTCGTGTCGGTGTCGGTGCGTTGGAGAGAATGAGGGATCCAACCACACTCCTGACGTCAATGTCGGCTGTCGATCCCGCAACCGAGCCGCCATTTAGGTCAAACGTCAGGATTGCGCTTCCGAGAATTCGCCTTCGTAGAACGCTTCGGGCGCGAGGGCGGCGATGCCGTAATCCCAGAAGAGGGAAACAGCCCACGAGTTCGACAACGGGATCTGTTGCGGTTGCGTGTAGCCATCCGAACGGACCGGCATGGCCGCGCCGCCGATGATGCCGGCGATGAAGTCGGTTCCGGACGGCAGGAAGAGTTCGGAGAAAACCATGACGCCGTGATACGCCGGCACTTCGACCAATTCCGAGTTGCCGTTATACGCGTAGATGGTGTCGAGCTTCTGCTGAATCTTGGAGTAGATGGCCGGGCGGACGGCGACGAAGATGAGATCGCGCGTGACACCGTCAATGTAGTTCGAGGACGTGGTTTCGACCTTGACGATGAGTTGTTCGATCAAGTCGAGATAGTCCGGTGTGGTCGCGTTCGGCCAAGTGATGTTCCCGGCGTGCGTGGTCGAGTTGGCCGTGTCATACGCGGCGACGGCGGTTTTGATGGCCGACCAGAAGGCGCGGTCGTTGTTCGCCATCATGCGTTGCGGATGGTTGTAGATGCGTTGCGCGATGACGTCGAACCCAACCGTTTCAAGGTCGAACTTCTCGAACTCTTCCACGATTTCCTTGTGGACGGAGAGGTTGACGGTGATTTCTTCCTTGACACCGGCGACGCCGGCACCGGCAGTTCGAGCGGTTCCGTAGGTGTTCACGGTGGCGTTCTTGAAACGAGGAAAGACGAAGGAGCCGGCATTGACCGCGCCGACCGTGCGAGCTTTGACCTTCGCCACGTTGGAAAGTTTCTGATAGTTGTCCTGGATGCCGAGATATGCTTCGCGTAGTTTCGCCGCACTCCCTGCTTGATCGAGTAAATCGAGGCCGTCTTGACGTGCCATGATGAATCATTCCTTTCGGTTGTAGAATTGGGTGATGCGTTTGTTACCACACGCGCTTAGCTTCGCGCGTTCCGCCGGTCCCTTTGTTCGGATTCGGTTTGACGCCGCCGGGCGCTGCGCCTTGTTGCTTTTTGAAATACTTTTCGACGACGGCTTTGATGTTGTCTTCCGTCAGTTCTTGGCCTTTGCCTTTCAGCATCGCCACGACGTCGGCCACATCCGCTTCGTCTGCGCCGTATTTCAGAGCGGCTCTTTCGGCTTTCAAGGAAGACAATTCGACTTCGGCTTTGGAACGCGCATCCTGTGCTTCTTTTAGTTCGGCAAGCCTTGCCATCGCTTCTTCTTTGGTTTTGACGCCGAGTTCCGCCAATAGGTCTCTGGCGGCTTTCTTCGCGCCTTCGCCGAACTTGCCGTTCAAACGGTTTTCAAGTTCCGTTTTCGTGATCGACAAGGTTTCTTCGGTTTGCTGCGTGGTTTGATTCGGTTGTTGCGTCTGTTGCTCTTGATTCGGTTTTTGTTCGTCTGCCATTTTTGGTACTCTCCTTTTAAGGTCGTGGACGCGACCGATTGCGTTTCAGTTCCGCCGAACGAGGTGTTGCTATGAAAACGGCTTGCGCCGTAATCAACAAAGAGGATCCTTTTCACTTGCTTCGCCAAGCATCAAGACAAGCATGGCGACGCTTTTCACGTCGTCCGCGTACAAGTAGGCATTCGCGCCGATGGCACACATGAAGCGCCCTTCGTCCGCTTTGTAGGCGATTTTGAGCGTCTTTCCGCTTGGGTAGGTAAAATGTAGCGCGGTCGGTTGTAAACACGCCGTAAGCGACGCGATACGCCGTTCTAACGTTTGTTTGTCCATTGTCATGGTTTCGGTACCGCCTTTGCGTTCTGAATGACGACGCCGGGCTTCTCGCGCTTGTATTGACGGCGAATGTTGCTGTTCTTTTCGAGATCGCGCATCGCGGCTTGCCATTCTCTTGTCTTGGCATTGGCTTGCTTGAACGCTTGCGCGGCTTCCGCTTTCGCTTCCTTCGGCGCGTTCTCCATCATGACTTTGGCATTGTTGGCGCGGTCTTTGTACTTGCGGATGTTGCGTTCGATGGCGCGTTGCCGTTCCAAGTCTTCGTATGCGCCCGGCCTTGCCTTCTCATTTAGTACGCCGAGCGACTTATGCATATCCTTGCCGGCAAGGATGTCGTCAAGCGATACGGGTTGAACGTAGTGGCGACAGTTCGGTCTGGTGAGGAAACCGAGCGCCTTGACTTCGGACAAGTAGTGGTATTTGGGATGAAAGCCGTATTGCTGATACTCGTCTTTCCACGGCACGTTGTCCGCGAGGTAATAGTAGCCTTGAAACTCTTCATGATCGTCCGCGCTGTCGAAATGGGCGCTTGCGACATAGGCTTGAAGCCCGACTGCTTTCGCGGATTCTTCGAGGTTGAACAGTGCGTTTTGCTGAAGGTCGGTTCTGATCGACATTTCCATGTAGGCTTTGAACGAAACGTTGCGGCCGTCCGCATAGGCGATATAACCGTTGTCGGACTTGCTTTCGACCGCGCTTGACAAGGCTTCGAAAAGCCCTCTTGAATCGACGTTGACGCGGTTGATCGTTGCACGGTAATCTTGCACCGCCGTTTGAAACAACGCTTGCATGGCGGTTTGTACGCGTTCCTGAACCTTGCCGGAACCAATCAACAAGGAAACGCCTTTGACGCGCTTGATTTCCTGTGCGGCTTCGTTGCCGACGACTTGGACGATCTCTTTCGAGGACACGTTGACGGCTTGCGCCACGCCCTCTTTGGCCGTCTTGATGATGTTCTTGGTGGCTTTCCTGATTTCGTCTTCAAACATCTTTTGGACGAAAGCAACACGCGACAGGCGTTGCAACACCCATTCGCGCTTGGAAAGCGTCAAACCCTTTGCGAGTTCTTCGGTTTGCTTGGCGATGAGGATTGATTGCAAGGACTGCGTTTGCGATGCGATGATGGCTTGAACCTTTTTCCAATCATCGTTTGAGAACGGCATTATTTACCGCCCACTTCTTCGGGCTTGTCCTCGTCTTCTTGTGGAACGCCGTCCTCGTTTTCGCCAAACAAGTCGCTCATGTCCATTGCCGGTCTTGCCTTCTTCTCGGTGAGGTAGGCGATTTCCTTTTGCAAGTCGGCTTCGGTCAATGTGTCCGTGTGAAGCATCTTTGCGAATTGTTCCGGGCTGAGCGCATCCGCCATCCACAAGGGCAAGAGCGTCGCGGTCGTTTGTTCGAAGGTCGGCGAAGCATATTCCGGATAATCCACGGCGATGTCGTCGTCTTGAACCTTGCGGCCATTCATCACGTCGTCAACGCGCATCGCCAATTTCATGAGTTTCTCGATCGCGGCTTTCTCGTTGTCAATGATGTCGTCGCGTGTGACCATCGTGACCTTTTCTTTCTCACGCATCGCTTCCGCGTTGTTGTTGCGTTGGACTTCAATGCCGAGCGAAGACGGCGACAAGATCCCCTCTAAAATGGCGATCTTTTGAGCGGTCATGACGTCGATGATCGGCACGATGTTGAGCGATGGTTGTTCCGTCCTGATTTCGCGCTTTGCTTCCTGGTTCTTCGAAGACGCGACCGTGACGAGATTGCGGTTGAATGCTTTCGGCGTCAAAGCCACGTTCTTGCCGTTGACCATCTTGGTTTCAATGTACGATGCGTCGATGTATGTGACCGGCGAACCCTTTCGAATGAGTTCCGCGATTTGCGACAGGGTTTGATCGAGGTCGTCGAACATATCCAACTTGCCGTCGAAAATCGAATTGCCGTAACTGCGATAGCCTTTCTTGTAGCGAAGCGGAACCGCCGGGATCATGTCGATGGTAAGCGTCTGAACCGGCTGAAGGTGCGCCGTTTCTGGCAAGTCGGACAAAGACGCCGGCGCGTTCTTGGTGTCGTTCCACAGGCTGTTCTCGATCAGGTTGTAGGTTCGCCGTTCGGAAAGCGTGAAGCGTTCTCGCGTTTGGTCGTTCACATACTTGACGTAGCGGATCACGCCTTTGAAGATGTTCCCAATGGTAAGGATTTCGCATTCGCGCTCGTCCACATACTCGATAATCGGCATGGTAAGCGATTCATCCACGCTTCGAAGATCGGACACGATGAAGCAACCGCCGCCAACAACAAGCGTCCGCGCTCTGGCTTCTTGCTTGATGAGTTCCGAAAGGTCGTTGAACTTGGCGATGTCTTGAAGAAGCGCGTCGCGTTCTTCGGTCCGTGCTTCGAACGTTTGCCGCTTTGCTTCGTCTTCCAAGGCCGCAAGCGCGGTTTTGTCGATCACAAGTGTCGGAATGCCGGTGGTGTTGCAAAGCGTGTCCACAATCGCTTTGGGAAGCCCGCTGTGCGATTTCTTGTTGTCCTCGTAACGGCTGACGGCGTAGAAGTACCGCGACTTTGCGTTGTCCGCGCCGATATGCATCGAGTAGTATTCCGCAAGCCTTGTGGCGTCGCCGTGGTACCACACCATGAACTCGTTCAACGCTTCGTTGCCACTTGATTTCATGCGAAGCGAATCGGGCGGTGCGACTTGCGCCACTTGCGACACGCCAAGCCAATTCCGGAACGATTCTTTGAAACGCGACACGAACGGTTCGCGGTCTTTTTTGATTGCCATGTTGCCGTCACCTTACCTTATCTTTTCCGTCATATGTGTCCATGAGTAGCAAAACGAATCGTAGTAGTCGTTCCATAGGTCGTTATTGTCAAGAATCGGTTCGCCTTTCAAACCGCGCACGATCTTCTTGAGCATTTCCATCGTTTGCGTGCCGCGTCTGAAATGTAGGCGATGTTGATTGATGAGCGCGTTCATGACCAGGATGCGGTCGCGGATGCCGCCCATCTCGCCGAACTTCCACGCTTGAGCCACGCCGATATGGCCGAGGCCACGCGCTTTCAATCTGTCCGCAACGGTGCGGATGATCGTGATACCAACGCCTGCGCCGTCAAGATACACGCCGTCAATGCGACCGGGGTACATTGTTTCCCATTCCTCGATGCGGTCGCACCACTCGTTGATCATGTTGTCGGAATCGATCTCGACGCATTGGTAGTCGTCGTGAACGTAGACGTGCGTTTTGTTGTCGTCTTTCGTTTGGAAGCCGGTCAAGTGCATCACGCTTTTGGCGTTCTCCGCGCCGCTGCCGATGTCGATGCCAACGTCCAAATGGTCGAACCATACGGATTTGTCGGTTTCGTCATAGAAGAAGGAATCGTTCAAGTACTTCGCATAGACCGCGCCGGTGGCTGTGGTACGAACGCCGTCAATCAACGATAGATATTCAGGGGAACCTGGCAAAAGCGCGTCACGGAACGTTTGGATGGCTTCCGCTGTGAGTTCCGGGTTGTCTTGATGCAGGAAGTGCCAATAAATCATCCGCGCCATCATGGGCGATTTGCGAAGCTCTTCGATCGTGCCTTGCGGAATCTCCGGAAGCAAGCGCCGAAGCGGTCGCGCCTTGTTGAGTATCTTTTGATAGTTCTCGTGCGATGGGTCCTGTGGGTTCAGCGTGAAACACAAATAAAAATCCGCGGTTGGTCTGGACATACCGCGAATCGCTTGTACGATGAACTTGTATTTTGCAAGGTTGGCTTCGTCAATCAAGCCGCACCCGGTCGTGGATCCGAGAATGTCTTTCCACCTGGATTCGTCGCCATAGCCGAGAATGTAGATAATCTTCTCGCGGTTGGCATCATCGCGCATGATCAAGTGTTGCCCGCGCTCGTTCTTCGTTCCGCGTTTCATTGCGCCTTTGGACAGTTCGAGCAATCCGGTATCGCCATCAACCAGGTTGCGGTTTGCGACAACGGCGGATTCGGCGGCGATGAAGTGTTGCAAGCGTTCCGATTCAAACGCACGGCGAATGAACTTCAACTTCGCCGCGGTGGTCTTGCCGGTTCCTGACGGCCCTTCGACAACATCAATGCGCGAATCGTAGGCGATGAAGTCGATTTGCTTTTGCGACAGTCTGAGGGCCATTATTCCGGTACCTCGCTGTCGATGGTCTGGTCGAGGTCTTCGGAATCCGTGCCGAGGGTGTCGATGTCGTTGCCGCTGTTTGCGTTCTTCTTGACTTGCTTGGCGAAGTCGGCGATGGGGGATGTATTCGCCACGCCTTGCAATCCGGTTTCGCCTTCTTCGGAAATCAAACGCAGAAGGATTTCGGTTGCTTTGGCTCGGTCGCGTGGGTTCGTTGCTTTCTTGACAATCTTGATTTCTTGTACGCCTTGACCAACAAAACGAGTGACGGGTTGTTCCTCGACAACGTTTCCCATTGCGATGTTCAAGAGGTTTTCGATGAGCATTCCGCGGTTGAGTTCGAAGTTTTTCTTAATATGGCGGCGCTGTTCGTCAATATATTCGCGCACGGTGGGATTTGTGAGAAGGTCGATGGCGGCTCTTCTTGCGCTGTTTGCGGTTTTTGAAACGTAACCCGCCTTGACATAAGCGCGGTTCGCCGGCATCCCTTGCAAGTAATACTCACAAAAAAGAAGTTGGCGTTGATTTAACCCTTTCTTGCGCTTCGGTTTCTCGGCCGCCGCTTGCTTTTTAATGCTTGAAGAAGTTGTTTTCCCTGCCACAATGTCGGCGCCGCCTTTCTGAAAATGACTTCAAGATGCTTAAACGCTTAGATAAAGCAGTAATACTTGTAAAGCATTTAATACACACAATCTTTAATACTTAGTATTACATATATAGGGCCTTTGAAAGCCCCACAAACAAGCGCCAATCAAGGAAAGGGGGCTAACCTCAAAAGGCGCTTGATAAGTGGCAAAGGAAAAGGACACCGTTTGTTTGGCGTCCTCTTCGGGTGTTGCTGTTCATTCAATTTGCTTTTTCACCGCGTGGCTACTTGCTCGGCCTTTTCTTTCGCTCTTTCACGGTGTGGCGCGCTGCCGGAATGACAATGATTCGTTCAAAGGCAATGTGTTGTAAAACATTCAATGCGCCGAGGTTCTTGTAGCAAGTTCTCAAAAGATACTTGTTACAATACTAAAATACCATGAATTATTTACCTTGTAGTCTACTGTTGGTCTATACTTCCGAACGACACTTCCGCGATTTTCATGTTGATTTGCCACTTCGTTTGCTTGATCGTTGATAGTTCGTAGCCCAACACATCCGCAATCTCTTGGTTGCTCTTGCCTTCTCTTGCAAGGCGGAACACCTTGACTTCACGATTGTTCACAAGCCGTTCTTCCGTTGCTTGGAAGATTCCTTGAAGCTTCGACAAGTCCGCTTGGAGATCGTCGCGCAAACCCTCGTGCATCTGAATGGCGAACTCCAAGTCGCTGATCTCCGCCGTGATGCGTGCCAATTCTTCAATCATTGCCATTTCGTTTTGAACATAGCCGTTTTGCACCGCCGGTTTGTCATACGATTGAGCGTGGACTTCTGATGGACAGGATTGTCGAATGATGCGGTCGCGCTCACGCTTCAGGATCACAAGCCGTCGCTTCGCGCCCTCGATGATGATGGACTTGGAGAGGATTTGTTGCTCAATGAGTATGTAATCGACATAATATGATAATCTCATTTCATTCCCCTTTCTTTTGTCTTTCCCCTTTCAACTTCTTGATTCAGCCGGATCCGTTCGTGATACGCTTGCCGGTTCTTTTCGTTTTGGATCCGTTGCCGTTCCTTGACGGCGGAGAGATTCATGTAGCGCAATCTCATAATCCCTTTACCTTTTCAATGAGGGCTTGGAGTTCAGTGATCCGCGCTTTTGCAAAGTTGATGGATTCTTTGATAACATTCTCAATCACGCTGTCTGGGTGCAAAGTCGCAAATCCCTCTCTCGCTTCAAGCGATATTCTTACGTTAGACATCTCATTAGACAGCAAGCCGACAATCAATTCCTTTTCTCTTTCCGTCAGCATTTCCCACCCTCCGCTTCGTTGATGTATCGCGTGATCGCTTCCATGTCTAAAACGCAATCGCTGAACTTATAACCGCGTCTGCAATGTGATGCCCGGCTGTTCCCTTTGTTTTCGTCGTCGTTCACCCAAACTTGATAATTATGTTCAAAGTCTATGGCCTCAAGTGTCCGATACCGATTTTCGGCTTTAATCCAAACTTTGATTTCTTTCATTTCTTTCCCTCCGCTTCGGTGATGATGTCTTCAAGAACACTTTGCAAAACAACCGACCATCTCCTACGTTCAGAAAACGCTGTTCTTGTCAACATCTCCTCTTTTGCTTGTTGCAGTTTCCTTTTCACAATCTCCAACGTGGTGTCGGTCAATGCGCGTTCGATGATGGCGATGGCTTCGTTGAACTCGTGGGCTTCTTGCGCTCTTTCTTCGTCGTAATGGTTCATAACCCATGTCGGATCAACCATATGAGTTTTTATTAGATTCAACGCTTCTCTTACTTCCTCTTTCATTTCTTTTCCTCTCCTTTTCGGCAATCTATTCCGCCGATGATTTGTGTTCCGCAAAACGGGCAGTAATCATAGGTGAAATGCAGTGGCAATGGCTTGTGACAATTTCCACACAAGAGGCGCTTGCCTTGGGGGATGGGCGAGGTCATTGTTCCCACCACCATTCCCATTTGACTTCTTTGTAAATTATTTCATCGCCAACGTATGAGAAACCCCAATTCACATCCTGCGCCCATTTCTTGCAAATCCATTCGCGCCTCGAAATGTTTTCGTTGTCGCCAAACTTCGCTTCGATGCAAAACTTTTGAATGCCGTTTTCACTGAACATGATGGTTTTGTCAACGATGATTGCATCGTAGGTGTAGACCTTTCGTGCGTCTATAATCGTGGCAATCGTAGCGCCGAGAAGCAATGCCAACAGGATCACGATGACTTTCTTGATTTTCGTCATACCCTCACATACACCCTTTTCGTTTGTTTCATGCGATTGTCCGTTGTTACTTTGTCAACTTCCGCTTCGTAGTAATTCTTCACCGCTCTGGTCGTGAACGCTTGACCGTCTTCATGTTCCGCGATGCCAAGCGGTTTCGTGTGCGCCTTTGAGGTCACCGTGCAAACGATGATTTGACGCACCGTTGTGTCGGCTGATAGTTCCGTGATCTTCGATTGTAAGTTCATTTAATCCACCCCTTTAATATCTCTTTGACTTGCTGTTTCGTGCCTTTGCCGTGAATGTCGAGCAGCGCGGCCGCTTGTTCAATCCATTGGCGCGGAATCGTTACGGTTTCTTGCGAACGGTCGAGTTCGATGTGAACATAATCATCCGTTGTGACAATTCCGTATATTAGAGCGTCAACCAAGTCAGTTGGTTCTTCTTCTTTTTGAATCGGTTTGATTTCGTCCATGTTCATTTCCTTTCTTCCTACTCAAATATCGGTGCGCCGAACATGTAAAGGAAATAGTCCCTTGCTTCGTCCCAACTAGAAAACTGCTTGGTTTCGACGACCTTTTTCGTCTTGGAACTCTCGGCGTGGTAAACGGCGTCTTGGTCATACTGCAAGTAGTAACCGCCGATAAGGTGATTCCGTTCGTTGAAATACCCTTGATACTTGACGCGCTTTTTCCTTCCGTGAATGTCGATTGCTTCATCACAACGTAGTTTCATAATTCTTGCCACACCTTGTCGTTAAGTTCATCGAGTTTCTTCGCCTTTTCATCGTGAGCATTTGCGCCAGAATCATCGCCACATATTTCGCAAACTGACTTCATGTATTTTTCGTTTGAAATCATGTCTTCGATTGCTTCGGAAAGTAGCGCTTTGTCCTCTTTTGTAAACTGTGTCATTTGATAATCCCCTTTTTTCGTAATATTTCGATGTCGCTTACAATTTGGTCGTAAACGAACGAACGGCAATGCATACCAAACGTTCCGTCATATTCAATTTGAAGCGCACCGCTAACGGCGTGTAAATCTCTGTAATGGTCGTTGATGTAATACTGCTTTGCATAGTAGTTGACTTTCACAAAGCCTAAACGGTGCAACAACGCTTTGCCGTCTTCCGTCAGGTGCTTATATTCGTCCATGTTCATTTCCTTTCCACGATTCCCTCTTTGATGAGGTCGTAAAGTTTTTCAAGCGATTTCGCAGGGAAGTCCGTGCGCTGAAACAGTTCTCCACCGATGAAGTAAAGGCCGGCGCCAATCCATGCGTTGTCGATTCGTTGCAAGTGCTTGGAGAGAATTGAGGCGTCAAGGGTGGTTAGTTTCAACAAATGGATCACCGAACCTTTCTATGCCATTGCCGGCGCGTAGGACGGCTTCTGTGGCGCTTTTCTTTGTTCGCCGCGTATTTTCTTCAACCACGCGTCAAGGAACGCTTGTTGATCCTTTTCGCAGCTTCTGTTGTTCAAGCCGCGCGCTTGCTCGATCTTCTTGTCCTTGTATTCAACCGTCACAAGCGGCTTGTCGGGATCCTCGATGCAACGCAGCACGAACACGCTTGTTTCGCGCTTTGCGATGCGGTCGGCGTAACTGTCCACGCAATGCTTGAGCGCTACGGCCTCGGCGGTCAGTTCGTCAGAGTCTTTGACCGGCCTGATTATGTAGCGATCGTTTGACCATTCAAGCGCCGCAAGCTCTTCAAACGCTTTGATGATGCCTTCCGCGTATTTCTCGTTCTTCTTCATTCTGGCAAGCGCTGCGGCCTCGTCGTGCTTTGCCTTGAAGTCGTATGGGAAGATGTTCTTGGTGTCCTTCAAGTCCTTGCCACACTCGGCAAGATTCCGCAGCATGTCGATGTAGTCACTGATGCGAAAGTCCGTTCCTTGCTTGGATTCGTAGTTCATGAACGCATCGACACCGATGTGCCAATCCTGGAACAGTTGAACGCCATCCCTCAACATGTTTCTCTGGATCAGTTTCTCGACGTGCGTCGGATTGCCAACAACCGCCCATGCTTGGATGAACTCAATGTTACGTTCCTTTGCGATGATCTCGCAGCGGTTTGCCATCATGAACTTGATGTTGTCGAAGACGATCTTCGATTTGTTCCAGGAATCGTGAGCGCCGCAAATCTCCAGTGCTGTGCGATGGAATCCGAGTTTGATCAACAATTCCAATTTCGGAGTTGAATGATAGGTTTCGAAGAATGCTTTCGGTAAGATTGCGAAACGGTTCTTGACCAGCGTTTGAATCTGGCAATACTGATACTTCGAACCGGCAAGCACATCGTCAAGGCCGTATAATGACACCGCGCCGTAAAAGTCGTATTTGTATTCGTAGTAGCCGCCCTTGTTTGCGGACTTCCATTTGAGCGGAACCACTTGGACGTCATAATCACGCGTTTCCGGTCTCCATGTGAATTTTTGATAACTGCATGTCCGGAAGCGGATGATGTGATTGCTGACAT